TCTACCCCGTAAAGCGTACATTACGAAGGTTATGAACATAGGTGACCAAATGCCTACTGATATATACGACTCTACCGCAATTGTAGGTCTTTCGTACTTCGCAGCAGGTATGCAGGCTTATATGTCTAGCCCTCAGACTAAATGGTTCTCTATCACTTCAAGGAATCAGAAGCTAATCGCAGGAGACAAAGAAGCAAGAGACTACCTTAAAGACGTAGAGGATGAGATATATCATTTAATCAACGGTTCTAATTTCTACCAAGAGGACGTAGAGAGTTATCTTAATCTAGGCTCGATAGGTACTGATGTCATGTACTCCGAGATAGACGAGAAGGATGGGATTAGATTCGACTCTGTCCCAATGGAAAACATCTGCATAGATACTGACTCCCAAGGAAGGGTTAACAAAGCTTATATGGAGTATGAGTTCAACTGTGAACAGGCTATCAACAAGTTCGGTGAGAAGGCAGGTTCTAAACCCAGAGAGTGTTATATCAAGAATGACTTCAATACCAAATTCCGTTATATCTTCTGTGTCTTCCCTAGAGATGTGTACAATCCTAACAAGAAGGACGCTAAGAATATGCCTTACGCCGCTCTATGGATAGATAGAGAGTTCAAGACAATAGTCCGGGAGAAGGGGTATAATGAGTTCCCATTCCACGGGACCAGATTCTCCAAGATGAAACTCTCCCCTTATGGCGCATCCCCGGTAATGAATATATTACCTGATATTAAAATGCTTAATCAGCTTGAAAAGACTAACATCCTAGGCGCTCAGTTCTCTATCCTACCACCACTTGAGATACCAGATGAGGCGTTCTTAAAACCTTACAACTTCAATCCCGGTGGAAAGAATTTAAAAAACAGTGGTTATCCTAATGAACACATCACCCCTATTAACACAGGGGCTAATGTCTATCTAGGACTAGAATATGTGAAATACAAACAAGAGGCAGTACAAAAAGCCTTATACAATGATTTATTTATCCTATTCCAACAAGTAGGCAAGATGACAGCCTTTGAAGTCAATGTCCGTAACAACCAGAGAATGCAACTCTTAGGTTCGGCAATAGGGAATATAATGCGAGAGAAGTTAAGCCCGGTTATAGAAAGAGCTTACTCAATCCTTGCTCGTAGCAACCGTTTACCTCCCTTACCACCTTCATTACAGGGTGAGGATTATCAAATAGAATACTTATCACCTCTAGCCAGAGCCCAGAAGTCCTTAGAGTTACAGAACTTCACCCAAGCCTTTGAGATTATAGCTGGTCTAGGACAGGTTAAACCAGAGGTATTTGATAAGATAGACTTCGATGCAACAGTTGACTACATCGCACAACTTACTTACACTAACCCGAAAGTTATCCGCGATGACCAAGAAGTTGCTGATATCCGAGAAGGTAGAGCAGAACAACAACAGATGATGGCTCAGCTGGAAATGGTGAAATCTGGTACAGAAACAGTTAGAGAAGGAGCAGCCGCCGATAAAGATTTAGCTATGGCAGAAGCAGCAGGTAAAGAATAAATATGAGTGAGTTTTTAAATTTACCATTAGTCCCACTTGATGAGTTGATAAAAGAAGTTGAGAGTAGGTGTGAAACCTTTGTCTGTGCTTATGAACTACCAAAAGAAAAACAGATTACCGGGAACTTTGCTACATACTTCGGCAAGGGTAATTGGATTAGAGCCTGTGCCATAGCAGGTATTTTAAACAACGATTGCATGAATAACTGGAGTGGAGAACTAAAAACTCTTCAAAGGATAAACGAACAAGAATGATAGGCAAAGATAGAGATTTAAAAAAACCAGAGATGACATTTAATTCTCCTATGGTCTGTGATAGATTAAGTGAAAGAGAGAGAGGGGAAATAAGTGGTTATAACCAATGCTGTGCAGATTGGGAAGAATACTTTGAATATTATAAAAAATCAAGGGCTACATCAAAGAAGGTAAAATAAGAGAATGATAGATTTTACAAGAAAGAACAAAGCACACGAAAAGGAATTAGTAGCCTCTATCACTGAGAACCAGAATGTCTATCACAGAGTTTTTGACGGGGAAGAGGGACAGAAGGTCTTAAACGACCTAAAGAGGCGTTGCTTCGTAGAGGTAACTACTTACGACCCTGACCCGGTTAAAATGGCAATGAACGAAGGTAGAAGAAGTATCTATGTATATATTACAAACCTTCTCAACCGAGAAGTAGACGATATAGTGGAGGGGTTGAAATGAGGGTGTTAGTAGGAGCTTTCACAGAAAACGCTGAGTTAATAAGAGAGAACTTCCACACAGCAATAGTTTGTTTAAGAGACGGGAATTACATTAAGAGACACAAAAGAAGAGATTTCGTGGACTTTGATATGGATAAGAAAGATAGGATAAAACCTATATCCGATATAGACCTATCTAAAGTCCCTAAGAATAGATGGAGTTCAGTATTTAAAAAAGCATGGGCAACCCTTGTCCAACCGATTGGGCAACAGGGGTCCGAAGGAGTGAAGTAAAATGCCGTTAAGTTTAGAAGGATTACCACAGGAAATGATTGACAGTATCCCAAAGGAAGCGTTAGAGCATGCAAGTATGGCAGGGTATAACAACGTTGGAGATTTGATTAAAGGTCATAACGAACTAGCTGGAAAAACCCAGAACCCAGAATGGACATCAGGTTTAGACGATAGCCAGAAAGCTACATTAGCAGCAAAGGGTTGGAAGATGCCCGGTGATGTTATGAAGGGTTATTCTGAAATAGAGAAATATATGGGGCACGATAAAATCCCCGCCCCTCGTAAGAACTCAGACGGTACTTACGCAGACGGTGAATTAGACAGAGTCCTTGGAGCTTTAGGCGCTCCCAAAGATGCTAATGATTATAAGACAAGCGAGAATTTTAAACTCCCTGACGGTGTAGGATTAGACCCTCAGTTTGTAGCAGGGTTCAAAGCTGAATGTAAGAAGGCAGGAATGCTACCTCATCAGTTTAGTTTCGTAATGGATAAACTAGCAAGCACTCTTAATGACGGACAGCAACAGACAACCACTGCTAAGAATAAAGCGTCAGAAGATGCCTCAATGGCTTTAAGAAGTAAATGGGGTGCTGCTTATGACCAGAATGTAGCACTAGCAAATAAGGTATTAAACACCTTTGGAGATAAGGAACAAGGGAAAGCAATAGCCGCTGCATATGGGAATGACCCTAATATGCTAGCTTTACTTGCGAACATAGGTGAGAATCTAAGCGAAGAAGGATTAGACAAGGTAGGTATCTCAGGAACATTGATTACCCCTGATGCTGCAGCTATGGAGATAAAGAGAGTAATGGCAGACCCGAAGCACGCTTATATGGACGCAAGTCATCCAGAACACAAGTATTGGGCAGGTGATGCCAAGACTACAGGAAGGATGCAAGAGTTGTATAAGATGTCAGGAGCATAGAAGCGGATAAGAGAAATCCCCGCTTACTACGCTGGTTACAACTAATCACAACGGACAACCTCTTAATAAGAGGCCCGAAAGTTTACAGCTTTCAAGGCCCGTAAGGACAACCTGAAGCTCATTATATTCAAGGTTTAATTACAAGGAGGAGAAAATGAGTGTTGACAGTATATTGATTAGGCAGTACAGCGATAACATAACACTGCTTGTTCAGCAAAAGTTAGTTAAGATTGCTAACACAGTGTTTCAGAAACCTGATTGCGCTGGAGAGATGGCTTTCCAAGAGCAGTTAGCATCTACCGATGCACAAGAAAAACTTTCTCGTAACGAGGTCGTAGTTAATACTGACCCTAGTTATGATCGTAGAAAGATAGTTCCACGTTACTTTTACAAAGCACCTTTAGTTGACAATATGGATAAGGTTATGATGGCTAAAGACCCTACCTCTCCTATTGTTATGAACAACGCAGGCGCTTTAGCAAGAGCTAAAGACGAAGTAGTCTGCACAGCTTTCTCAGCATTAGCATATTATGGAAAAGCTGGAACTTCCTCAGTCTCCCTACCTTCTACACAAATCATAGTTCATAGCTCTGCTGGTATGAATATGGTTAAGATTCGTGAAGCTAAGAAGATTCTTGACTCTAATGAAGTTGAAGATGACAACAGATACCTAGCTCTTAGTGCTGACCAAGTTGAAGATTTACTTGCAATCTCAGAAGTAACAAGCGCTGATTACGCTCAGGTTAAAGCTTTAGTTAATGGCCAGGTAGGAACTCTTTGCGGGTTTATGCTTAAACAAACCGAGAGATTGGAAAAATCCTCTACAACTCAGTATTGCCACGCTTACCACAGAGACGGAATGGTTCTAGGAACTTGGTTGGATATGAAGGCATCTATTGACGTTTTTCCCGGAAGACATTTCTCAGCACAGATTTATGCAGGACAATCTTATGGCGCAACAAGGTTAGAAGAGAAGAGAGTTGTTAGAGTTGAATGTACAGAATAGACTACTTATAGGTAGTATAAGAAAGGAGACAATATTATGGCTGATGTATATGGAGTAAATAGAACATTAAAAAGAACAGGAACAGTAAACAGTATAGAGCCTGAAGAAGTAGGGGGGTTAGTCAAGACTTTGATTGACACTTACGAAGCTTCAGCTTTGGCAGCCGATTCTACAATCGTGCTTTTTGGACAGGATTTACCTGCAGAGGCTCGGATTATAGATTGGGTTATTGATGCTGACGCTAACGACATCCCAGGTTTGAGTTTTGGAACAAGCGACTCTAAGGCAGCATTGATGGCAGCAGTAGATAATACTGGTGCTGATATGTTCTGTATGAAGATTAATGGTGTATCTGCAACAGCTGGGCACGAAATAGTAGCTGGTTCAGGACAGACTTTGGTTTTGCATACAACTGGAGCAACCGCAGGAACTGGAACAATTAAGGTTATCGTTACTTACGTTACAAAGGGATAGTGGAATTTTAACTAGGGGTAGGATTTAAAAACCCTATCTCTAGTTTTTTAAAGGAGGATGGGATGAGCTCAAAAGTTAATATGATAAATGTAGCTCTAGTAAGTCTAAGGGCTGAACCGATTGCCTTGCCTATCGAGGGTAATGAAGTAGGAAGGAAGGTCTTAGTTGTTTACGACCCTTTATTAAGAGCTTATCTTCGTTCACATCCTTGGAACTTTGCTAAGAAAGAAACATCACTATCTAGGGTAGATGTTACCCCTGAGCTTGATGATTACGCCTATGTTTTTAACTTACCGCCAGATTTCATCAAGCTATTAAAGACTAGTATTACAGAAGATGGATATACTCACAAGATAAAAGGGAGACGGATTTATTGTAATTCAACAACTTTAAGCATTGAGTATATCTATTTCAATGAAGACCCTAACAGCTATGACGATGCTTTTGTAGAAGCTTTCTCAGCGAAGATTGCAGCTGAGTTATGCTATTCAATAACAGGGGATAAAAAGTTAGTAGAGATTAAATGGGCAGAGTTTAACCTAAAGAATAACGCTGCTCGCTCTAGTAACGGAATGGAACAAAGTTTGGATGAGCCGATTTCTACAGTCTTTCTAAATAGCCGTCTATAAAGGAGAATGATTTGAAAACCACTA